AAGCAACATACACACAATTAGGGTTTTTACCACTGCTAGGAGCAAGAGTAAATTTATACCCATCACCAGCAATTATCTTAGCTTTTAGATTTTTAGCATCGGCAAGTAATAGCTTATCTTTAATCACCGTTAAATCGACAATAGCAGTCGGTGTAGGTTTTACTTTAGCACAACTATTCCCTTTAGCTTCTTTTATCCTTAATAAAGCAGCAAGTTGCTTATCAGAAAGCGCACCATTCTTCCTTATATATTCTACAAGGCTTTCACAAAACTCAAAAACCCAGGAATCTTTTAGATTACCACATTTAAAATTGCGAATGTTCCAACCTAAGTACATCCAAAGATTCTCATTATCTTTTTTAAACAACTCAACGTTAAACGCACGTTCCTCGAGTCTTTTATTTTTTCTATTTACTGTATTCATAACTTTCTCCTTTCTTTTTGTTTGTTAATACAAGTTCCATTCTCTTCCTCTTTATTCTACAAGTAAAGGAGTTTATTATCCTTTTTTAAGATACAATACAACAATGGTTGATGTAAGTCGTATATATAACTATAACCCCAACAATATTGCTCCTGAGCTTTTACAAGCAACACAAGACTACGTTCTTGTTCCCGAAGAGAATTTTATGCCGACTGATGAAGTAAAGGCATCTGTCATGGAGTTAGTTGAGGAACCAGCCCCAGATATTATTAGCTTTCCTTTCTTAACCCCAGAATATTGTGCCCAGCTTGTAGAGTTATGCGAAGGGATCGGGAAGTTCGATCATCGTCCTGGTGATGCATACCCTGCCCCAGAGATGGACCTAAAAGATATTTCTCCTTATGTGAACACAACACACATACAGAACATCGAGAAGCACATTCTACCCATCGCATGCAGTCGATGGAGTTTTCCCTTAGTTTGGTTATCATCAGCGTTTGTGGTTAAGCACAGCATGGATGGTCAGATTGGCAATCCTGGATGGCATCACGATGGCTTGGCAGATATCTCACTGTCAGTCCAACTAAATGATGACTTCGACCATGGCGGAGTTTACTTCGAAAACCAGAAATTTGGTGCTGGTCAATTACCTGTTGGTCATGCCATATTATTTCCTTCGCGTGTCACTCACAGACACACAGCTCTGAATATCACAAGAGGCAAGAGGTATTCGCTCACATACTGGATGAAAGGTGATATTCCAGATGATCTATCTGCTAGAACTACCTAACTTCGATAAGTCGACTCCCAGTCCACCTCTCTAAGAAACTCCATGTCATGAACAAAAAAGGCTCCCGAAGGAGCCAGTCGTTTGTGTGATATATAGGCAACATTTTTAGGAGACCGACTGATAGGACCTATATATCTTGAATGTTACCCATGCTTCACAAAACAAAAACATGGAATATTCCAAACAGCCGATACAACTTTTAATTTCTCAATATGTAAAACCTCGCAGCGAGAGATAAACAATCTATCTTCGCATTCGCAATAGTTCTAATATCTCCTCTTTCCAACCAAGAGATGGATGTCTCAATCTCATCTCTTTCTTTAACGGGAAGGTCTGCCATACGCACACCTTTCCATGTTTCTCGAAGTTCGTTAAGTTCTTCTATGTTCATTATATACTCACGCTAAACTTATGCTCATCAGAGTATTTGTATAAAGTATTCATTTTATGATAACCACCAACTAATACTCTAAATAATTTAGGACTATAAACATCCGCAATCATTTTTTTAGCAACTTTTTTACCAAGCCTGACGTGTATATTGTTAGACATTGCGTAAACTCCAGTAGTCTCACCATCTTTAAAACATTCTTCGTCGTAACCACCTAAATCAGTACTAAGAGCAACATAATTACATCTTCGCATTCCTATAGTAGCTATTAGTTCTTCGGCAGTAAGATACACATATTCGCTAGAATTTTCTATAAGTTCTTCTGGGTTATCGCCGTAACCTTTAGCTTTTAGTTTTGGCTCTATAGCCTTTTCTAGTTTTTTAATTAATTTTGCTTTATTCATTTTAATTCTCCTTTTTCGTTAATATAAATTAATCATATACTCATTAACTTTAAAGTAAAGGAGTTTTATTAAATTAATTTTCTACTCTTTTTCTAAGCTCACTCGACGAAAAGTTATGCCCTCGCTTATTAAAGTAACAAGAGTCAAGAGTATCTTCCCTTCCAGTAAATGGAGCCTCCCTGTACTCTTCTCCTATGATGCGAACATCCCAATGTAAACCTTTTAGGATATTCATCACGTCTTCTTCGGATTCGTAAACAATTACATCATCAACATGCACACAGGCTTTAACTTGTATCTGTCTTTCGACAATAGTTTGTATTGGTTTATTTTTATCTGGTCTGTCAAAATTTGGGTCTCTCTGGATGCACACAGTTAAATGGTCACAAACAGTTTTACCTTCTTCTAACATCAGGACATGTCCAGTGTGAAATAAATCGAATGTTCCGAAAGTAATTCCTTTTTTCATTTCCTCTCTCTCCATAATCTATCTTTTGTTCTCTGAAAAGACCATTCTAAGAATCTGTTCATTAAGCTACTAAAACATTTTTGCATTTCTTCTCTTTTAATAATAATTTTTTTATTTTACGCATCTCGTTTTCACAAGCACGACTTCTTGATATAAAGGATAGGTCTTTTTGAGTTTCATCTACTGCGTGATCTAACCCAAGTTGATAACCACTCCACCATTGTAATTCATTCTTAAGTTTTTTAATTTGTTTTTTCTTCATTTCTTTACACCTCTAAAGTTTCTAGCTGTTGCGTTTGCTTTAGTAGTTGGCTCGTAATCGTAAACTTTTATGTCGCCTAAATTACCAACCCAGCCAATCATCATATTAGCCTCGTCACGAACAATCCAACCACCCATACGTTCGTCGGAATATTCCTCGCTTACAACCTTGTCATAACCCTTAACTAAATGCTCGGCTTTTACCTCGAACTTGGCTTTCATTTCTGGGTAAGAATGTGTTATCCAATCTTTTACGTTACTCATACATTTCTCCTTTCTTGTTAATGTTCTTAAATGATATATCAGTCTTTTCTAAAAGTAAAGGACTTTTTTTCAAGAACACTAGTTGTTGTCTTATACCATAGCTGTTGTTCTGCAACCAGCTTTAGTAGATGTTTACAAATAGCTATGTAATTTGGTCTACCTGGCATTGTAAATCTAACCTCTACTTCTGTCTCGTGTTTACTCTGGTGTCTGGTCATCAGGCATACCATTAGGGTATTTCATAGCATGTATGTACATGGCGTAATCATCCTTTGATAGAATCTTAGGTATTTTCTCAAATGGAATGCTAAGAGGCAATCCATATTTATTTCTGATGTACTTCATAATACTTTTAGGTGCTTTATTCGTCATTTGGTTTTTCCCAGTAGCGATAAAGAAATTCACATTCTTTACCTATGCTTTGTAAAATTCTCCCAGCAACACCGAATTCTGATAACTGATTTTCAGATATCCTGCTAGTGTCTATTTGTGAGAAAGTATGGTCTATTTCTGCAACCAAATCATACACTCGTTGCCATTGTTTTTCTTGTGCTTTATTCATTACGCTACCTCTATCTTTTGAATCATAGGAACAGTTCTTCCTCTACAAGAGTCAAAATGTTCATAACACTCATAACCAAGACTTTCTGCTTTGTCATGAAATTTTCTGTACTTAGGGCATGACATGCCCAAAGTAGTAAGTTTTTTAAATTCTTTTTTTAACATCTGTATTGTTGTTATTTCTAGGCTTGTCATTACGCTATCTCCCTTTTAGTTATATTTATGTATCCCCATGTTCGACAGTAATTAAGGTCTGCCTCGCAAATACCAAGTTCCTTTTTAAGGATTTCGACGGAACGGTTTTTAGCACCAATCCCTTCTACTATGTCCAGAATATTTAATGAACGAGGTTTTTTTCGACCGTCAAGATATTGCGACGATTGGTTAACGATATCCACTGGGGCAATACCATAGGTCTTAGAAGTTTTTTCTTTACTTCTAGGTGTTTTACGTTTTACGTGTTCCGAAAGTAATGTTAATGCTTGTTCTGCATTTGGGTTACCAGCAACAACTTTTCGTAATGTTTTGAATACCGTTGATAGATTTTTATCGTACGGATTTATAGTAGTATTATTCATAAGTCTCCTTTCTTTAGTTAGGCTTTATTGCCAAACATACAATCATTCTATTCCTCTTCTAAAAGAAAGTAAAGGACTTTGTTGTATTAATCTAAAAAAGTTTTTACTAGTAAATTCCAGTCATAAGGTTTTTTAAGACAAAGATAAGGAGTCATTCGTAAACCTTCGTCGGCTACTTGCCTTGCATCCTTACCTTTATACAAATATATGTCTGCTTCAGGAGTTCTAACTAAAACAAAACATCGTCCTCCAAACATAGATCTTTTTACTAACCAACCTATTTGTTCTGGTCGTAATCCGATCTTCTTTCCAGAATTAACAACTTTTAGTTCTACCCAGAATTCTGTTCCTTCGCAACATGCATTAAAGTCAGGGATTCCTCTACCTGTTCCTCCCGTTTCTATTCTTTGTACATGCATGTTGCTCAGGTTCTTATTCACAAGAGACCAGAAGGCACTTTCTTTCACACAAATCTAGATTTTACTTTCTTGATTCCTTTAGTTTTTAGCCAATCAGAAAAATCATCTGTATCTAAATGTCTTTTCTCTTGTTCTATTTGATGGGCATTGTAGTAATGTCCTTCACCTATCTTGCATCTTCTTATAATCTGATGAACTCTTTGTTTTGAAATATTATACACATCACCTATGCTTTCCATAGTTTGACCTTCTTTGTGTAAATCAAACATTTCTTTATTTCTATCTAAAAAGTTCTTCGCCGTTTTATCATCTATTCCTTGCATCAATTGCTCCAATATTTTGTGTGGTCGACAGTAGCAGTACCCCAAGTCTTACCTATCTCGGCATCTACTTTGGAAGGGACATCTAAGTCAACACAAGTTTCCATAATTTCAACAATCTTTCTGCTTTCTTCTTTATTTTTAACAGATATGTCTAATTCGTCATGTACTTGAATATGTGGAACGATTCCTTCATTCCATAAATCCAACATAGCTTGTTTTGTCATATCTGCTGCACTGCCTTGTATCAACCTATTGAATGCTCTATAGGTGTATGCTCGGCGAATGTTTCCTCCATATTGATCGTACGCTTGTTCATACGGCAATGGTAGTTCTTTCTCGTTTCTTGGTTCATACATATCAAAACGACATTTTCTATCTAACAACGTTGTGATATATCCGACATTCTCTGCTTTTCTAGAGCAAGCTAATGTTAATTCTTTAATAAAGGGAACTTTAGAATGATAGTTATTAAACAACGCATCAGCCTCAAGTTCGTTAATACCTAATGCATTTATCAACTTAGCTTTGCCCATACCATAACTCAAAGATAAGTTTATTACTTTAGCATCCTTCCTCGATATACCTGCCATATCTGCGACTATTTGATGGAAGTCAGCATCATCATGTCGATAAGCAGAAACTGCTTCTTCTGCCCCAGCGAGATTCATTCTAGATGCATAATGAACAGTCAGTCTAGGTTCTTGTTGTGAGTAATCGAAAGCACCCCAGCTGTAGCCCTCTTCTGGTAAGAATAAACCACGAACCAATGGACCAAGTATAGGGTCACGAGCAGGAACTTGTTGTAGATTAGGTGTGCTATAACTAAACCTTCCACTAACAGTACCCCCAGAGTCTCCTCGTAGAGGATGCATTTGTCCATGTATCCTACCATTATGCGAATGTTTTAGTATCATATTTTCTATAAAAGCACTGCGAATCTTTTGGTATTTTCTTGCTTGTACAATTAGTTTAGGTAATCCGTGGTTCAAACTTTCTAGCCATTGTCCAGTAAAACTAGGTGCGTTTGTTTTCTTAGTTCTAGGATATGTCAGTCCTGCTTTATCAAATGCTTTTGCTACACTTTGAGATGCCCATACATCTACATCGGCACCATATTTATATTTTATTTGTTTAATACATTCCTGTTCTTGTTTTTTAAGTTCATCTACAGACTGCTCAGCTTTGTTTACATCAACACGTACACCTCGCCATCTCATCTCTATTAACAAAGGAATTAAGTTAGATTCTAACTCATATATAGATTGTAGGTTCTCTTTTTCTAGCTGTTTACTTAATTTATCCCATAATTTTAGCGTCAACACGGCATCTTGTTCGGCATACTCCCCTACATATTTCGCAGGAAGCCTCCACATTTCTGACTTAGGGTCTACATCGTAAGATTGTGCTGCTTCTCTAAGCAAAGTTTCATCTTTAATGTCCCCACAATAATCTGCACCTAGAATATTTAAAGAATATCTTCTTCTGTTTTCGTTTACTAAAGGAGCAGCAATAACTGTGTCGTGTATTTTACCATTAAGTTGTATGTCTTCTCGTTTCAACCAACCCACATCGTACAAAGCATTATGGAATATTTTATCACAACGACTAGACAAAGTCTTATTTAACCAACGTTTCACTAAACCTGTGTCTAAATTACCACCACCTTCATGTCGGATAGGTAAATATCCACTCCATTTGTCGGTAGCTATAGCGAATCCTGTAACATAACCATCTCCAGTCGCCCATCCTGGACCAGATGTAGTTAAATTAGGGTCTTTTGTCTCTAAATCTATGGCTATACGTTTAGCTGAAGATAAATCAGGTAATGTATCAGGAGCAACCCAATCTGATTTAGGAGGGAACATGGGATTCTGCCTCATTCTGTTGCTCCATAAGACTTAACTAAATGTGCAAGGAGTGCTTTGCCTTTATCATTTAATTGCATGTCAACTAATTTTTCCACACCATTACTAAATACAACATTAACGTTAGTATTACCTAGACTTCTTTGGTTTACACAATACAGTAAAAGCTCAAATAAATCAGATTGTTTAAAAAACTCTCTTTCCTCTGGGCTGACATCATAGTCTACACCGAGTTCTTTTTCTATACCTTTCTCCACTATAGACAATTCTTTAGCTAATTCTGGGTTATTCCATTTAGTTGGTGCTGGCATGTCTCCTGTTCTTTTTTCTGCTACATCGTGGGTCAATGCTTTTAGCAATGCAATTTTACTAATGTCTGGTTTTAACCAATTAAGTATAGTCGCTACACCCCAAGAATGCTCTGCAACAGTTTGCTCGCCTATAGTTTTCATAGTGTGGTAACGTTTCACCTCACCTCCACTTAACACATTTAATATATTCACAACATTTTTAGATCGATCTGTATTCATCACATAATCCTATTTTGCCAAAATGACACCAGCGACAGTTTTCTACACTTGCTTTTGCTGGGTAATCTATAGCTTCAGTTAGTTTTAACGCTCTTTCGTGGAACGTTGCTTGTCTTTCTCTTAGTTCGTCAGCAGTATATGAATGTCTAGATATTTTACCATGGTCTAGATACCAAAGTTCTGCCTGAACCACTTCTATACTAGGGTCTCTATTAAAGGTTGCTACTGCATATAAAGCACATTGCTGTTCGTGGGTCTTCTCGTTACCCATATATCTACCTGTTTTAAAGTCTATGACTACTGTGCGATCGGGTTTTTTAATATAAGCGTCTATTTTATATCTGCACCAAGTCTTAAGTTCGTTCCATTGAGCAGGTTGCCACTTAATATCAAATGCCCAATCCTCCTCGACAGAAACATTACCATCACAATAACCTTCCTTTAGATTCTCAAAACCTTCTTCGAACATTCTTAAACCTTTAGTCATTTTGCCTTCTCCTTTAATGAACATCTCTGCCTCATTATGGATATCAGTTCCTCTAGTTGCAGCAGGATGCTGTGGTGTAGGAATTTTTTCTATACTAGCATAATAATATCTTTTAGGACATTGCTCAAATACAGAAAGTCTGCTGTATGACCAAGTTTTATGCGTGGCACGGTCCGACATCTTTCTCCTCCACTTCTTCGTCAACTAGGTTGACGTTTAATCTTCTCTCTAACCACTCTGTACAGGCAAGAGTCCAATCCTCTGCTTTACAATTTGAACGCAGCATGTTTATAGCACCTTTAGTATTACCTTTTTCTCTATGTAATTCCCATGCGAACTGCATAGGAGCAACAACATCAAGGAAAAAACCATGTTTAAAATGTGGGTTGGTCGATGTAAAGAAATTATTTAGATCTTCCTCAAACAGCTCACAAAAGTTAGTGTCTTCTTGATCGCTAGGCATCATAGGGTAAGTAGAGACTGTGTCGTATGGACTTTTCGTCATAGGATACTTCATGGCATAGTAATCTACTTCTGGTAACCTAGATTCCATTTCTTTAAATAGATCTTTGTACACATGGTAACTATCACTAATTTGATTATAAACACCTACATCAACTCCGATTCTACCAGCCATGTATTCCTGCAACATAGACATATGAACTGCGTTAGCACCATATGCTCCCCAAATCATATCGTTAGATCTGCAACATACAGTCATGTTAAGTTTGTTATCTCTTATCTTAAAATATATGTGTGTATTACAAGGTGTATCTAATGTATCTTTATCTAAATCATTATCACAATCCCACATAGACAAAACACATCTCCTATCTGTATGATCGTTTTTTAGCCTCTTAGCTATAGTGTCTAATTGGTCTTTCTTAAAAAAGTTTCTCCATCTGTAGCCATAAGCACCATTAAAAGTTACACCATTGTCGCTAAAAGAAGACATACGTTTGTTATATTCTGTGACAAAATGTACATCGTCTCTACCAGCTAACATCCATAAACCTTCCATAAAATGAAAAAATGGGTTAGCATCTCGTGGTTCCCAGAAAACAACACGTTCACAAGGGTTTTTAAAAGTAGTTATCACTGGTCCAGGGTATTCAAGAGTCACCCCTGCCCTACTATCTTGTTCTATGATAGCTGGATCCCACCTAAAAGTGTCTATTCCTAGTATGAATGCCTCATGTACATTCGTGCAATTTATAATCTTCGCCATATCTATAACCTCCAGTTATAATTCAGTTGGTAATTTAAAGAAATTAGACATAATCTCTTTGGTTTTATTTTTTATTTTTTCGCTAACAGTCCCTACTTCCAGTTTATTATAAAATCCTGTAGGTATACCTAATGCTAAAGATACATATTGTTGAGCAACTCTTTCTCTTTCAAAATTAGTTAAAAGTTGTCTATTGTTATTGTGTATATCTTCAGCTAAATAGTCAGCTAAAAAACAAGTCTCTTCTATTTTATCGGCAAACTCAAGAGGCGTGGCGTCATGAGGAACCATTATATAGTTTTCATAAGGTTTAAATACTTCACCCAAACCTTCCGCATTAGTAGAGATACCATAATTTCTAGCGATTGGTATTGCTCCCTCTATTATACCATCTACGACTACACGATTAAAGTGATCACCAACTTTAGCGTAAGCAACAGACCAAGATGGATCTATAACTACTTTTGTTTCTCTAAGTAATTTTCTTATATTATTCTGTGATAGATATCCTAACCATTCCATTCCATGGTCTAGGGCGACATCCCATATTTTCTGTCCATGGTGTATTTCGTCTATATCAGGATCCCTGTCTGGGGACACAAAATACTGTGGTTTACACTTATCGACAGAAGTCATGTAGTTTTGTTCTATACCACCACCAGCCATAAGTTTTTTTATATTAGGAGATAGATGTGGGATTGCCCTAACTAAGTCATCAACATGTTTCCAACCTTTAAATGTCTGCATAGATATAAAACTGTTCCTCCTTTGCTTCCAATCATTATTCCTCGTTAACGAAGACAGGTCTTGTGGGTTAAATATCAATGCTCTTGGGACATCTAATACTGCAGCACCATGGTAAGCACACGGATGAACACACGCAAGACCACTTAAATGGTGGGATATTTGGTGAATCCAAGGGTAACTTTTTTCCATATTTCCGTCGTGAACTATAGCTACTTGCTTTATCCTTTCTGGTAAATCGTAAAGAGCCAACCAATCTGTGTTACCCTCATTATCCCTTTGTTTTGTAGGAACAGGAATCTGCCATATAATTATATCGTAGTCTTCTGCAAATCTTTTCCAACGCTTTATATTCCAATCACCCTTATATGCAAACCTATTTATCCTAGGAAACAACCAGCCTTTACCTTGATGAACAGGGATACCAGACGCACCTAGTTCATACTCTGTGTCGTCTTTAGTTGTTTTTCCTTTTATTTCTTCTCGCCAACTAAGTTCAACGAAATTTACTTCGTGACCTTGTTGTTTTAACCCAGCTATAAGTTGTTCGTTATGGTTAATTATTCCTCCAGGACTATTTATACCATACATTGTTATCAATACCTTCATTTTAACTCTCCTTTCTATTTGTAATTGACGTCACATGCTCTTCTACTAGTAGTAAGTACCTACGCAGATCTTGGATATCGTCTAAAATACCCTCTTTTCTATCATCGTCGAAGTATGCATCAAACACGTCATAGTTATAACCTAAAACCTGATTCTCTATTCTATCCCACTTTCTCGCTAACATCATAAAAGCACCAACTCCACCTCTTCTTTTCCAAGAATCTCCGTAAGATTTACCAGCTTCTTCTAGTTTAGTTACATCTGTTTGTGCTATACCACGCATTTTTTCATAAGGTGTAAACATATTACTCATAGTCCTAACTCCTTTAATTTATCTTTCACTAAGCCTAACCCTTCTTTCTTTCTATGTAGAACTAAAGTGGTTATATGCCAACTAAACCTAAATTTATTGTGGTAATGCCAATCATTAAATAGTTTAGCTACATCTACACCAAGTTCTCTGTAACCTTTTTTACCTAGATGGAGTTCTATCGCTATCTGCTCAACATAATCAGGCATATCTTCTTGAAACATAAAGTCATACTCACCACCTTCTACATCTACTTTTAATACTTGTGGTTTATGTTCTTTAACCTTTTTCCAAAAGTTAGCTGCATCTACAGTAAGTTTTTGCCTTCCTTTAACAGGCATGTGTGTATGGCAAGTAGGGTAGGACTTAGATAAATAAAAATCTACAGTTGGTTTGTCGTCTCCTGTTAAGGCTGAGTTGTATAAACTAGTTTTGTCATTATTAACGTTCATAACCATTAAAGCGTAACTCTCTGGTGTAGGTTCATATGTCCACACATGTTTTGCACCATGTTTAAGTGCGAAAGCTGTGAAACAACCTATATGCCCACCAACATCCATAACTGTTTTACCTTCAAAATCTAATTTAGAGTATTGGGGCTGTTCGTGTATTACAAATAACTCACCTAATTCTGGTCTATAGAATAGTCCTGACTCCTCGTCTAATTTTATTTCTGCGTTTTGCTCATCAATCATAATTACTCCTTTTTATTTATTATTTTTATAAAGAGATCTTGGTTTACCTTGACCAAGCCTCACACGTTCGTATTTATCAAACTCACATAAAGAATGCTCTATGTCTCTCATCTCTAAATCTGGGACTTGTCCGTGTAGGAAATCCTCGCTTATTTTTAACAATTCCTGCATCTCTACAATATTCTGTGGACTTCTAACATGTTTATCTACAGGTCTGTCATAGATTCTGTTAAGTCCTCGTTTTGCTCCTGGACCAGGATTAGCCCACGTCCATATATCTTCAGCTTCGTCACCTAACCAAGTATGTCTCCAGTCCGTAACTACTTCATAAGCCATAAATGGACCCATGTATGGGTAGGGAAGCAAAACTTCCCAAAGTTTTTCTAAAGAATGTTTAGCTTCGTGTATATCATTCATAAACTTATTATGGTTGTTCATTATCTGGTCTATACAATGGCAGACTCCTGCTAATTTATTCATACCATTAGGTGTCTTAATAATATACGCACCTGTAATCCATTGTGGCTGGTCTTTTAGAACTTCGTAACAAAGTTTACTGTCCCAGTATCTATGGAGATGGTTTTCTATTAAAACTTCACCTGTAGCGATTAAATTAAACCATCTGAATATAATGGTTGCTAAAACTACATCCTGTTCGTCGCGTAAAGGTTCACGAATGTTTTTCTTAAACCATTGCGTAGTCTTGTCGTTCTCCCTAAAAACATTAGTAAATTTATATTTTTGTAGTATAGGATCTTCTGTCCAAGGAAACTCTTGGCCACGTAATCTGCGTAAATGTATTAAGTGTCTTTCGTTTATAAAATCGAAAAAGTTAGTGTGATTTATCATGTTTTCCTTTTGTTTTTGTAAAATATACTTCTAATTCTTTTTTCTTATTGTTAGCTTCTATAGCATATGAGCCGTACGTGGTCTCGTGGTTCTCGTTGTAAGATTTTACGAACTGCTCTAAACCGTCGATCACTACTTTTTGTTCGTAATCCCCTCTGGCTTCCATATTTAAATCATGGTTGGTTTCAGCTATAGCTAATATGTTTTGGTCTACACTGTAGTCCCCAAGTACTGCGTGACCTTGACCAAAGACCATTACTTCTTCTTTTTTAATGGAGCTTTTAGTTGCTCGTCCTCGTGGACCACCTACCCAATTTAAATCTTTATAAACGTCTTTGTAATCCTCCATAGTTGCTATTTGGCTACATTTTTTACTACAGTATTTCCTTTGGGTACCAGTTAATACATTGCTACATATAGTACAGTTTTTATTATTATCTTTAGTAGTCATCACATTAATCATATCGTAAGTCCTATACATTGTAAAGGGGTTTATATAATTGGTCTAAAAAACTTAGACGTGGAGGGTTGTACTATGTGAAGATTCTTCCTGGTCCGAGTAACAGCGACATAGAACGCACGATTCTCCCCATCTGGTCTGGAATAAAGTTCATTAGCAGTCTTGACAGATACATCTGTAAACACAACTACGTTGTCTGCCTCACCTCCCTTAGCAGCATGTATAGTAGATAAACGAATCCTTGGCTTAGACGTTTTTTCTCCTCGCCTTAAACAAGCAATTAAATACTCCCTTTGCTGTGCTCCTACTCTATCTAATGCTTCATGCCAAATAGCATCAGTTAGGAGTCCATGCTTACTTTTTAATTCGTGTATATCCACTAGCTCATCTTCTAGAAGTCCAGGTAATTTCTTTTTACCACGTGCCACACCTTTCCCTACAGACATAAAATAATAGATATCCCTTACTCTGGAAACAGAAACTTTTCTGTCTTTTCGTAATAGTTCCCAATTACCGATTGCATCTAATAGTTCCTGCTTAACAGACAACACATTATTCCTAGCATAAATGAAACCAATTTGTTGCAAAAATTTTTCAACACGATTTAATATATAACCGTTGCGTGCAAGAACTAGCCAGTCTCCCTCACTAAAGTCTATGTGTTCATGTGAGGTATGAACATGAACTTCTCCTTCTACTGACCTAGGATTCCAGGATTTCTCTCGTCTATTTTCTTTAGGTATTCTATTCAATATACCTTGGGCAACTTCATGTACTTTTCTAGGAATACGATAAGAGTTTTCTAAAACTTCAACATCTCCCTTTAAGTCTATGAAGGATTGTACGTCAGCACCAGCCCATTGATAAATAGCTTGGTCATCATCACCAGCTATGTGTATATTTTTTACACCTCGAGCTAATTTCTTTATGCATTCCCATTGCAACTTAGATAAATCTTGTGCCTCATCTACAATAAGTACATCGAGACTAGGCTTAGATTTCTCTCTTATAAATAAATACAGCATGTCTGTGTAATCTTTAAGGAACCTCTCTTCCTTATATCTTTCTAGTCCACTACAAAACCAATGTACATGGTTCCAAGGAATATCAAGATTAGACATTTTCCACTGCTCTTTAATAGATATTTGTTTGTTCCTAGCTATGTTTTCTACGAAAAGCATTTGGTCACCTTTTGATAAACCAAACACAGCACCTTCCTCTTTCCTAAGTTGTCCATTTAATGGTTCACCCATTAGTTTGCTAAACTCTTTATAATGTGTGCGAGCCATAATGTCTGAAGTTTTAAGACCAAGCCAATTATAGCACAAGGAATGTATTGTTCTGAAATAAACAAGCTGTTTCTTGTCTAGATCAAAACGTATGCTTGCTCTTTCTAACGCCTCGTTTGCAGCCTTCTTAGTAAAAGCTAAGTAACCTATTTTATGAGGCTCCACACCATCCTGCAGATATCTCTCCGTCAGGTTTAGTAGACTGGTTGTTTTACCTGTTCCTGGTGGACCAAGAAGTATGTTCCAAGTCATTCCTCGCTATCTTTAGCAAGTAATTCTCTAATCTCATCCTCTTCTTTATCAGAAATACTGATGATACTTTCTGTTTCTTGAGGCTTAATGGATGTGATTGGGTCTTGTATAACTGCGTCGGCTAATTCTGCCATAGCATACAATGCATCTTTCACCTGACCTCGTAAGTTCTCTGGTGTGTAGTGTGACTCTAGCAGTACTATGTACTGCTCCATATTTTGTTTCATACTAGTCATGATTCTCCTGAATGTGTGACTCGATAAAAAACCCTTCAGAAGATTTTTTTAACTTGTCTAATATACTTTTATCGTAACCACTAGAGGATAAACAACACGTGACTTTAGCTCCCAGTATTTTATAGTTAACAGTATTTATAATTTCTGCTTTTGCCCTATCCACATCAATATCATGTAGAGGACTTTCGCTACTAAACTGACCGACTATGTATTTATTCCATATCCCCCAAGGTTGCTTGGTTTCTGGATCCTGAACGTCTATAGTGATTACCGAGACGTGTTCTTTTAGTTCTTCATCTTTCATCTTTTCTCCTTTCTTAGTTAAGATACAATCATATCTCCTTTACTGTGTAAAGTAAAGTACTTTATTAATGTATTGTTTCGTGATGTAAAGGTAGGTCTTCCAGAAGTGCTTCTGTTGCATAATGTACCACTACTTTTAGTAGAGGTGGCTCTATCTCTGACTTTAAACCAACAGCCATTGCTGACCATATTATTGCTAGCACTAAAGAGGAGTTGTCTAAATCTTCTTTTGGTATTTTTTCGTAGATTAACGCAGTAATTTTTTCTGCCAGAACCATAGCTTCTTGTATGTCTAACTCGTAAGTACTCATATACTTCTATCATAGTCTTTAATCTATTCATCGTATAGTTAAAATGGTTCCTGTCGCATGTTAGGTATTTCTATGTTTGCATCTTCGTTCATGTAGGCAGGGATTCCCCATGCGTTCACACCTCTACCTTTTATGTTAAAGAATATATGTTCTGCTCCCATATCCTTTAGTTTAGAAGCAACTTGGTTAGTACGCATATCCATAAACCTGTGTCTTAATAAATACTCCATTAAATCTCTAATCCTGAAATGGGTAACACCTTCATTGGTCCAAGGTTTACCTAAAAGCATTTCTTCTCTAGTGGAAGCTTGAGCAATATCTGTACAAAAAGATTCCAATAGTTCGTTAAACTGTCCTTGTACAGAGGCATCTTCACTAACCTCTATTATTTCTAAACCGTTCTCTAATAGTTGTTGTACTAAACCTTGCCAAGAAATCTCTTTCATCTTAGGTGGCATGACATTTAAAGTTTCCATACACACACGCTGAAAACGTATTTGATTTTGTAATTGTTCAGTAGTTAGCTCTAAACGTTTGTCGTTTACAGACATAAACCATAGAGGTGGTTGCGTGTTTAACTTAGCTAAACTAGAGAAGACAGGAGCATCGTGCCCTGCACCAACTCCAAACTTACATGTTTTACACTTAGTTGGATTACAATAAGATTTTATAGGTTCGTCATTACATTTATAATTGTAGTCTTTCTTTTCATGCTGTGAAATTAAATTCATAACTTCCCTAGCAGGTAAAGGTGGCTGAAAATATTTACGATTGTATTCTTCTAACCTGTCCTTCCATTCTTCTGGGTGTGCTTTTTGTAAATACACAGCAACATTAAATAGTCCATTATTTCTAGTGCCTTCAGGAAAACCTTGTTTCAACAGTATTTTTAAACAAGGTGGACCACCTTCTAAATCATCAACGACTGTAGCGATCTCTATCTTAAACAACTCATCTACGGTTGTTAATTGTCTCGAAATTGCATGGGTTAGGAAATCATCTATATTTAGAGCTTCACCTTTTTCGGATAGACCATACCTAGTGGAATCTTCGCCACCATAATAAGGCATGTTTAACCATGATCCTATGTCTCCTCTATCTGCTAATACTTGACGTTGTTTAGGGAATATTTCTATACCACCGTAACCTAAACCTGCCGACACTTCTCTTAACTTATCTTGCATATCTCCAGCCCCTACAGGCTCTGAAACAAACAACAATATATGTGCCCCACCACTCTTACTTCTACAAACTACTAAAGGTAACTTTAGTTTTTCTATTTTACCCACCAGTTCAGCAATATCCAAAGGATACACATCTACATCTATACAACCCCAATGACACATATTATCATCGTTAATCGGAATAACTCCTAAGCCATAGTTACCAAGTAAATGCTTTTCCCAAAAGTCGACAGTTGGACCAGACGTTTTAATAGTAATTGCCTTACCTTGCTTTTTACCATCACCCCTGTCTTTAATAACTTCAAAATGTCCATGTGCTCTTTCAGATCCTTTGAATAGCTGAGAAAATTGCTCTGCTATCTTTCTCATAATTAAATCTTATAATATGCTGGATGTTTAAGAGTACCCAGCAAACTCTTAAGACCATTACTAGAATGGTGCGTCTTCTTGACTAGCTGTTTTAACAGAACCAGTGTTTATGTTCTGACTAAACTGTTTAGCAGCAGAGTAGATAAAACTATCTCCTGCACTTAACTGTTCGTCCATAGCTATGTCCCAACCGTACCATGACCCCTGGTCATTCTGCTCTACTACAGAAGTTAATCTGTATTTATGGGAGAAAGTTGGTGGGGTAAACACATTACCATCTTTCGTCCTAATCTTTAGACCAGACATTATAGAGTTCCATTTTTTAGACTTCTTAAGCTGACTACCACCAAACGCAATAATTGCTTGGCTAAATCCACCTTTGTCGTCTAAAATAAGCACATAATGATTAGCAGTAGTTGCTAATAGATTACCGTTCTCCAAGTAGTCTTGACCTTTATCATTTCTAACAACTTTAGATAAGATCTCAGAGTTATCGTGAACAGCAGCAAGACCTTTACGCTCTGGCAACCATTCTAAAAAGTTACGTTTATACGCAACAGGTACTACAACTACACCTTCACCACCTTTAAACAACGTGTTATCGACAGTGTTAAATATATCTCCTTGCTCACACCCTTTAATGTGTTTGCCATCACGGGAATTAGCCTGTGGGCTCATAGCTTGGATTACTCTTAGAAAAGGTATAGCCAAATCTTCAGAGGACACATTCTCAAGACCTGAGTTTGCATCTGCCATCATGTCATTTATATCTAACACGTTTGACAGTTCTGTCTTAGCTTTCTTTTCTATTGGTTTTTCTTTACTTATTTCATTCATAATTATTAATTATCCTTTGGTTATTTTAGTTTTCTGACCTACAAATACATTAAAGATATCAAATGGGAGGTCTTTACCATTTTCTACCTGCTCTCGTGCAAACGCTTTGAGAGTCATAGGCTCCACCCAGCGTTTGTTTGTTGGGGAATATCCCTGAGAAATAAGTTTCTCAGACACATCACTAGCAGACTCATCTTCGCCTCTACCAAATTGCACAGAAATAACATTTTTTATAATGTCCTCGTGTCCATTTTGTTTTAGCCAAGCAAATGCTTCTGCTTCCCTTTCCTTACCTATACGTGCAGAATAAAACTGCTGTACAGTAATCTTTGAACCATCAGCTAATTTAATCTCAGAAAGATTACATTCACGCATAGCGTCTGGTAGTTTTTGTTCTATTATATCCTTGAGTGCTTTTTTACTGTCAGCAAGAGATTCTTCTTTATCCCTAACTTTTTCCTCAAGTTTTAGTTGTTCTTGTGCCCAATAGGAAACTTCTTTAAGGTTATCGTTTGTAAGACTAATGTCAACACTAGGTGCAGCATCATCTTCCCATATATCTTTAAACTCTACCATTTTTTCTCTCCTCTTTTTTAGATCCATTTGGATTTTTAACCAACATAGCTTTTATCTCTTCTAAGGATTTTTTACCCATAGATGTTTCTGATAATATTTTTGCCATCTCGTCTAGTGTCATATTGTTTCTCCTTTATTTAAACTCGACTTCAACAGGAAAATATTTATATTCCCTGTTATCCCATTTTAACATGTTTACTTTTTTAGAATTCATACCAGCATAGTAAGTAGCAATCCCTATCGAAACAGGATCACCAACTAATAGTAGGTAATCATCTTTCGTAAAGAACTCTAAAGCAGAACGTATTCTGGTTGTAGCGTCTTCTGTAGAAAACATTAAATTGGTTTTAGGTGGGAGAAGGAACTCTAGTTCACCGAAATTGGTAGCAGCAAGGAGATTCTTGCCAGGAGTTTCTTGTATCGCATATACTTTTGCCATTCTTAATTCTTACCTCTAGTTTCTATTGAGTACTGATCATATAACAAGTTTTAAAAAAAGTAAAGTATATTTATATATTACTTACATGAGCAGTTATTTTTGTAATCATGATGGACTAAAAGTTATCAAAAAGCTAATAACCTAATACGATAGCAAGCAAACACAGTAGTTCAAAGGGATGGAGACATATTACTTCTCCCTATTAGTGCACTATTGGTTAGTCCTTTACTATTCTAAGGACATAGGTTATCATTTCAGTAAGTTACTAAAAAGAAAGGAGAAACTTATGAATATATTTTACGTTTACGAAGACCCAGCCGACGCTGCAATATGCTTACCTGACAAGCTTGTAGTTAAAATGCCTTTAGAATCAGCTCAAATGTTATGTACAGCCCATCGTGTACATAATGGTGACGATTGGTGTGATTTTAACGGTATCTATAAAACTGCTCACCTAAATCACCCATGTACTATATGGGCGAGGGAAACTACTAAAAACTACATGTGGTTGTATTACCATTTTTATGCCTTGTCTAAAGAATACGAAGCTAGATACGGTAGACAACATCTTAGTTTCATTAAACTTAATAAGGTGTTATCTAATCCTCCTACTGGTGTCCCCGAAGGTGAGTTGACTACTATGCCTCAGGCTATGCCTATACAGTATAAAAATACAGATCCTGTAAAAGCCTATCGTGATTACGTGGTGAACGAAAAGACTTATGCTAAGTGGAATAAATTACCTGATAGGCAACCTACTTGGTGGGCGATAGCGTGAACCAAGCATTCGTATTTAAAACTGAGCCATACGCACACCAATTAACTGCGTTAGAAAAAAGTTGTGATTTAGAAAATTATGCTTATTTTATGGAGATGGGTACAGGTAAATCTAAGGTTCTAATAGATAACCTGTCACACCTTTACACTAAAGGTAAGATTAATGCTGTTGTTATTGTAGCACCAAAAGGAGTCTATCGTAATTGGGCTCAAAGAGAAATACCAATACATTTACCTGACTTTATAGAAAAGAAAATGTATCTGTGGACTCCTGGAGAGTCAGCTAGTATAGTTAAAGAAAGGGAAGAGTTACTAAAACCTTCCCAAGAGTTAAAGATATTAGTTATGAATGTAGAAGCGTTAAGCACTATTAAAGGTGTAAAATTTGCATGGAAGTTTATAGCTAATCATGACACACTTATGGCTGTTGACGAAAGCACAACTATAAAAAATCCTGGAGCTAAACGAACTAAAAATATAATAAAAATAGGTAAGTATTGTCACTATCGTAGAATTTTAACAGGTTCACCTGTAACTAGATCACCTATGGATGTCTACACACAGTCCCAGTTTTTAGATCCAGCTTTACTAGGGTTTAGTTCTTACTACTCGTTTAGAAATCGTTACGCGTTGTTAGTGGATAAGCATGCAGGAGGCAGGAGTTTTAAACAAGTCGTCGGTTACCAAAACTTAGAGGAGTTAAATAAATTATTGCAAAATTTTAGTTACAGAGTTTTAAAGGAAGACTGTCTGGATTTACCAGATAAAGTCTACACTAAACGTGAGATAGAAATGTCCCCAGAACAGAAAAAAGTTTATAAAGAAATACAGAAGTATGCTATATCAGAATTATCAAACATAGGTACTGTTTCTGCATCGTCAGTTATTACACAGATAATACGTTTACACCAAATATCCTGTGGGTTTGTGTCTACTGATGAAGGAGTTGTTAAGGATATACCAAACAGTAGAACTGATGAGCTAATGCAAATATTGACAGAAACAGAGGGTAAGGCAATTATATGGGCGAACTATAGACATGATATAAAACGACTACAAACTATGATTGCTAAAGAATATGGTGAGGAGTCGGTTGGTACTTATTTTGGTGATACGTCAGATGCAGATAGAGAATCTCTTATAATTAAATTCCAAGATAAAGATAATCCTTTGCGTTTCTTTATAGGTAATACACAGACAGGTGGATATGGTATAACTTTGACAGCTGCAAATACTGTAATATATTTCTCTAATAATTATGATTTAGAAAAACGTTTACAGTCAGAAGATCGTGCTCATCGTATAGGACAGACTAATAAAGTTACATATATAGATATAGTTTGTAAGGATACTGTTGATGAAAAGATAGTAAAAGCATTAAGGAGCAAACTAAACCTTGCTCAGACAGTATTGGGTGAGGATGCTTGGGAGAACTGGTTGTAGTCGTTTGCACAGAGTACTTAGTCGTAACTATACCCTACTAATTTAATTTAGAACGTCTGTGCAACCATGGTTTATTTGGTTCGACTTGCTGTAATCTCTGCTTTTAGTTTTCCTATCCTAGCATCAAGAGCAGATAAGCTCTTAGTCGTCATATACTGTGCTTCTTGACTTCTTTCAGCTTCAAGTCCCATTAACACTTGTTTTTTATTAGCAATTTTAAGTTTACTTTCTTCTATTTTAGAAAAAGGTTTAGTGCCTCTAGGTCCTTGGTTGGGGGTAAAATACGCATCAAACCCACCTGCATATGGATCTGATCCATAATGTCTTGCGACTGGTTTACCATCTACCGTAAATGTTTGCACTTTGTCTATAGCTTCTTCTCCATTCTCAAGTCTAAATGTATAATTTTTAACTGAACCTGGATCTGGTTCCATGTTTTTAAATTTAGCCATATTTTCAAAGCCTGTTGTGTCATCATCAAAAACTTTAATAGAATTTTTATCGAATCCCATATCGTCAAAATGTTTTGCGACCACAGCATTGCTTTTGTTGTTTACATCGAAATCGTCTAGTCTAAATGATTTAGCGTCAACATCAAATACTGAATCACCTGTTTTACGAACATTAAGGTTTACTGGCGTGCTAACTTCTTCAGGTAAATCATTGAAACGGTAAGATCTTTCTTTAGGAATACTATCAGAAAACATTAATCTTCTTGAAGATTTCTCAGCTAACACATCAGCTTCAGTTGGTGCTTTGCTATAAATTTTCGATATACTTAACTCGATTCCTTTTTCTCCAGGCATGGTTTTTATTTCATAAGACGCACCATCTTTTCTAGCAACCATAGTTAAAGGTTTATCATAACTTTGATTGTATGTAATTCCATCAAGACCATTATCAGAAAGATCGTTTAGAATATTGTCTACTTTTGCACCAGCAGAAACACCATTAGACGACATCACATTAGTTTGTAAGCCATCTCCCATATTTATACTTTTTGTGTTAGCAAAAGTTCCAGGCATTTGTTTTCTGTTAAAAACATTAGGAAGTTTATTTTGTTTAAAGAAATCTCCGATAATTGTATTTCCTTCTTCAAATAATGAACCTTGTTTTGGTCCACCTCCACCTCCAGGAATACCATCATCCATTCTAGAACGTACTCTATTCATTAAACCACCTATACCACGCTCAGCTATTTTTCCTCCAACTCTAGCAGCATCTACTACTGAGCCAACAAGAGGTATGGTACTAGCAGCAGCAATACCACCAGTCAAATAATTACCTAAACTCTCACCATAGTTTCCTTCTTGAAAATTTTGTTTACCTTTTTCCATCTCTGCAGCACTTTCCACATAAGCTATGACATCACCGACTCCAGGTTGCATGTACAGTCCCATCTGGTCCATAAAAGGTAGTTTTTGAAAAGCTCCATAAGCAGCAAATGAGTCGCCATCTTTTATGTTTTGTAACACTTGGTTATATGCTTCGTTTTGTTCTTCTCTAGTAGCCATAATTTATTATCCTATATTGCCTTTTATAAGTAAAGGACTTAACAATTCCAATCTCTTCGTGCCCAATAGTTAGCACTGCATCGATCACTTTTTATTCCACCACTTCGAGCACAATAGCTTTTCTTTCTACTTTTGTCTCCTGGATGTTTACCCATTTTCTTATCGCCAAAAGTTATACGCTTTACTCGATCACCGTCACTACTGCAATTCTTAACGTAAACTTCTTTACGTTTCACACCATAACCACCATTCCCTTTAGGAATAGCACGAGGTGTATTGAGAGTAACAGTTTTGCCTTTGAACTCTGCCATTATTTTCCTGCTTTAACCATTGCTGTTTTATGGGACTGTGAAAAAGTTTTACCTTTTCTCATTTCACTACGCATAATGGACATGTGTTCTTTAGTGTGGTGTTTCTCGTGTTTCTTCATAGTTTCTTTTTGTTTTTTAGTTAATTCTGTCATCTTCTGTTACCTCTAAGTAGATCTCTAACATCAAAACTTTCTATACCAGAACGCGATCCAGGTAGTTGTTCAAAACTTGGTGGTGCCATTGGAGGTGCCATCATCATTGGTGGTTCTTCAAATCTTGGTGGAGGAGGCATCATGATTGGCTCTTCAAAACCTGGAGGAAACATAGGTGGTGCAAACGGTGGATCAAACGGTGGTCTGAACGGTGGATCAAACGGTGGTTCAATTGGTGGATCAAACGGTGGTCTGAACGGTGGATCAAACGGTGGTGTGATCGGTGGATCAAACGGTGGTCTGAACGGTGGTTTGGGTTCATACGGTGGTGTGATCGGTGGATCATACGGTGGTCTGAACGGTGGATCATACGGTGGATCAAACGGTGGTCTGAACGGTGGATCAAACGGTGGTGTGTACGGTGGTCTAGGTTCATACGGTGGGTCAATTGGTGGATCAAACGGTGGTTTGTATGGTGGTTTGTATGGTGGGTCATACGGTGGATCATACGGTGGATCATACGGTGGATCATCAGGTGGTGGATCATCAGGTGGATCATCAGGTGGTGGATCATCAGGTGGATCATCATCAGGTGGTGTCATACCTAGTAAACTTGCAAAAGAATTTGCTTGTTGATTTGCTAAATCCTGGGCACTAAGTGCAGTTTGTGAGTTTCTGTAATTTTGTTGACGTGCTTGTTCTTGTAAATTTGTAGGAGGTTCATAAGTATTAACTAAAGACTCTATTCCTGCAGGTTGTTTAGGAGGAATTACTCCTGGTACTTTTGGATTAAATGGAGGATGTCTATACCCATCATCCGAGATGATAGTATAATTATCTCCTGCTCCACCACCAGTGAATTGATTTTGAGTTATGTTGGTGCCATAATTTATTCTACCATTCTTTAATGCTTTTCGTAAAAAACTCATTCTTCATTTTCCTCTTCAGTGTTCATATAATTATATACGCCATTTGATAGTTTCAGAAGCATTTCTTTTTTATGTTCTGGTCGTATAGCTACCTCGTTCTCCATAAGTGTTATCACATCTGTACCTAAATTAGTTACAGCAAAACCGACAGCTCGTTTACTAGGGTTCTCAATTATTGTTGTTAAGTATTTAAGAGTTGTTGGGTTAGATAATACTCCCCCAAGAATTTTTAACTGTGCTAATTTACCAAGATTGTCTAATGGATGTAAACCTATGTTAGCTGCAGCAAAACCACCAGCTTCTTGTCCTGCTTTTGAAGTTAAGAAAGAGGCTTTCTGGGCAAATTTTTCCATAGCTTGTGTAGTTTCAGCACCAAAAACAGCATTTAATTTTGACACCTGCCCTTCTTTTTTTAAGAATTTAACTAAATTTTCACCATTTAAAAATGCTGCAACTGGGCTTTCTTTTTGTGTAACGAACATAGAATCAAGAACATTTTGCATATAAGTTTGTTTAAATCCTATGAACTCATCAGACTCTTTACCATAATAATTCATGAAGTCAACGATATCTGTGGTCTTAGCTCTGTTTATAAGCCAAGGAACGACTTCCTCAGGAGAATATTTTTCTATGGCTTTGTTAAAATTATTGTCTAAAAAATCAAAACGTTTATTAGTTGCATCAACGTATACCTTAACCTCTTTCGTAAACATTCCAGGTTTACCTTCGTCTAATGCACTCGTTAATGATTTAGTTATCCTAATCATGTCTTCTTTAGGTACATACTTTATAGCAGAACTAAGTTGCTCTAGAGAAGATTTAATGATAGGTGCTGAATCACCATACAATGCAGGATACGATGTACCCATTTGTTTTATCTGCGATAAAACTCGACTGACAGAGAAATTACCATCTACGTCTGTAGCATTTACTAGCATAGAATCATAATGCCCTGCTTGTAACATTTTACGTGTGGCTTCAGGGTCATCTGTAGCATTTATTACGTCTTTTATTCTTTTAGGGGAGTTTCTTGTTACAATTGTTTGTATAATTAAACCTGGTTCAACACCGTCTTTTTTAGTTAAACTTTTCACCAGTCTATTGTCAAATAAATCTATACCCTCTGCATAAGTTTTTTTAGCATTTTTTAATAAGTCTAACCCAGTGTTTATATTTTCTAATTCTTTGGGGTCAGTTATTTTTTTAGTGCCAAGAACTGTGTTACCACTGGCATCAACATACCTAAAACCTTTTACACCATTGTTAAGAGCTACATCAAACGCTTCGTTTGCACCTTCTTTTAACAAATTGAATTTTACAATATCAAAACCTTTAAGCATATCTGGATCAAAAGCACTTTGTGAGAATAAAGTTCTATATCTAGCCATTTGTCCAGCAGATATATAGTCAGTAGTGTTAAGTATGTCTTGAAGCATTTTAACTGTATCGTCGTTGAATCCAGCAGATACTTTACCGTCAGCAGTTTTAGGTAAACCTTCTAACAGATCAGCAGCTACTTTTTTTATTGGTTGTGTAGGTATTATCGCCCGACCTTTTAACAGTTGATCGGCTTCATCGTAAAGTGTGTTAGTTGTTGCTCTAAAATTATCAAAAGCATCAGTAACATTTTTTACAACAACTTCACCTACTTCCGAGGGAGCTTTACCAGAAACATCAGCAGTTTTAGTACTCTCCTCCTTTATTGCATTTTTAAGTATCTGTAGTGCAGAATTAGCACTTTCTTCTGTAACAGTAGCAGCAGCATTTCTTTTGGCTTGTATTAATGCACCTAATTGTTCTTCGTTTAGTTTAGGGAAAACATTATTCATGAAAGGTTCGAAAGTTTCTAACCCTTCGTCAGATAAGAATCCATTAATTCTGTCTGACATGTACTTAACATTTTTAGTATTCTTAAGAGTGTTGTAACCCAAAACTTCTTCTATAAGACCAGCAGTTCGACCTAATACCTTTCTATTAGTTGCTTTGTAAACATCAGGTATTGCACCTTCATCTAGTAATTCTCTAACCAAATCATATGTTTGTCTTTGTCCTGGACCAGAAGCTGCATCTACTTTAGGTTGGTAAGTGTATGTTTTAAAATTAAAAACACCTGTGTTACCTGTAGGTACACGAACTTCACCAGGAGAAAATAAATATTTACCAGTTCCTAATAGAAGTCTGCCTCCAGCTTCCCCACCAGCACCTATTGCTGCTTCAAAAGCAACGTCTTTACCTACTTCACCTAACGATTGCTCTTGTGATGCAGGGAAACCTAATAGATCTAAACCAGTTTCAAACCCTTCTTCTAATGCCTTAGCACTACCTGTAGCAGCTCCACTAGCCATCATAGCAGCACCTGTACCATAGTTTCTTGTAGCTATACTGGCTGCGATTGCAGAAACTATCTCAGGAGCAGAACCAGCTAAATCTGAAATATCTTCTCTCTCAAATCCATCAGGGTTGTCTATTATTAAAGGTTTATCACCTGGAGTAGCACCTAATGCTTCTCTATACTCTGGCATAATAGCGTATCTACCATACTTATCCATCACCCACCCTTCGCCTTTGCCTGCACCAAGAGTTTTAGTCATGAAGTTTTCTTTTTCTTCACCAGTATCCATGAACCCTAATTTTCTTCTAAAGGATTTATTCTTTAATCCTGTGTATTCAAAACGATCGTCTTTCATTCCAGACATTATTTCTTTTACAGTTGCCGCAGCAGCAGAACCCTCCATAGGAAAATCATACATACTCATGCCACCTGTTCCTGTTGTTGCAGGAGGATATTGTGTACGACTCTGATAACCAGTTGCTACGGAAGCCCTATCTTGACCAGTTAGTCTAGCTTCCATATCGATCAACTCATCGTTATCTAACTCTTGTAAAAAAGTTTGCTGACCTAACGCATTCATTTGAAGATAGTTAGCGTAGATTTCGTCAGTTATGTTTGACATTTATGAACCTTTTGATAATTCCATTAATCTAGCTATTCTTTCTTTGTTTTGTAAAGATTGATCTTCTGAAGACATAGTTGTGATCGGTTTATAGTTACCTTCTAATTGATTCATGATGACAGTTTCTGTTCTATCAATTACTTCCATTACTTCTTTATAACGTATCAGAGCTTCTGCTTGAGTTTTATAACTGTCGCCTTTTATAAATTCTCTCACCATTTTTCTATCTGCTTCTGTGAATCTGTCTTCTTTTATAATTCCTTCTATTAAATCTATTTCAGCTACATTTAACAAAACTTTGGTTAACGTAAAGTCTTCTGGGATCTTAAACCCAGTAATATCAGAAAGTATTCTCGCTGCATTTGTATCTAAAAGTTCTCCCTTGATACCAACTACATTCGCAGGAGCATTAGTTAAAATACCCCCAACAAGTTCCATCTTGTTTCGTAAAGATTTATTTGCTAAGTAACGTGTAGCCAGTTCAGCTGGTGCTGTGGGAAGTAGATTAACAGGTATTCGAGCAAGTTCAGCTATCTTTGGATCATTAAGATCTAAACCTATTTGAGTAGCAAACTGTTTAGGAGTAACATTAACAAAAGGCTGTCTTTCCTTTAGTGTATCTAATGCACCTGTTTTAGTAATCTGGGTGTCTGATGTAGCTTTGTATAAACCAGCATAGGTGTTTAATTGATCAATTTTAGTGTCTAAGTCCGCAGTTTTTAATTTCTCTATATAATCACTTTTAATCATATTAGTGATATTGTTCATCATTGTACCTGAGCTGTCGCTTCCGAACACACTATCACCACCGATAAGACCATTGTCTGTTTTTTTAACTAATAAAGAAAAATCGTAACCAGAATTTTTAAATTCTTCTACACTAGCAGCAGTATGGTCTTCTAATAGTCCTGTTAATTCTGATAAATCATTTTCTCCTTTTCCAGGTTTTCTTACTAAAAGACTAGAGTCTTGTCTACCACCTTTTTCGTAGTCAGCTACACTAGCAGGAGTAAAGAGTTTTAAATACTCAATCACTTTAGTATCTTTATCACCTTTTTCTTTTAAACGTATGAGGTCACTATATTGTCCTGACTCTGCATATTTACCAACAGAAGCAACAGTAAATTTATCCAATAGATCTTCTTTATTAGTTTCTTCATCCACTAATTTTAAATCACCTACTTTACCAGATTCTTGGAATGTTTTTAACGAATCAGTGGTTACTTTACCCACTAAAGCTAACAAGTCATTTGTTTTTATTTCACGAGAGGCGTATAGATCGAGTGCTTTTTTCCTAATATCCTGATCTAATTTAGCTTTGTCTGCTTTAGCTTTCTCACCTTTATTAAACATGTATGTAGCAGTTTTACCTTTGGCTTGTAGATAGGCTTGTTTCCAATCCCCAGGTTCATTCATCATAAATGTTCCAAAGACAGAAGCAGGTAATGCCCACTCAGGAATACTTTCACTGTTATCACTTTCTGTGTACATAGAACGTACAAATTCCTCAACAGCTGGTATACCACCTTCATCAATCATGTCAGATATAGAACGATAAGCATCTTGTTTTTCTTCTGTAGTCCCAGAAGCGTTGTCTAAACCTAATGCAGCCACAGCTCGTATTCCGTCTTCTTCTTCCCCAGCTCCAGCATTAGTTAAAACAGACATTACTTCTTCTTCTGCAGCTAGTTTAACCTCAGGAGTTAGGTTATTGGTTTCTTCCATAAATAGTTGTGGGTCCACAAGACTTCTGATATCTAAATCTAAACTTGGTAAAGAACCAGCTTCTGCAAACTGGACATCTTCGTAAGTAGGAGTCATCATTTGGTTGATGGATGTTCCAGCTGGTGGTGTTCCTGGGACAGGAGGTCTTCCTTGAGGAAGACTGTTATTCATTCTATCGTATTCATCTAATGCTTGTTGCATCATGTTTGGATCTATTGCCATAATCTAAGTTCCCATGTATGTTTGCCCTAAAGCATTTGTTAACCCACCTAATGCGGAACCAGTTCCACTAATTCCTGGAGATCCTGTTGTTTGTGTAGCACTTCCTCCTGCTAACGGTGCAATTCCCTGAGCTATGCCAGAATATTGTCCTAAAAGATTAGCAGGTAAATTATATTGACCAACAAAGTTTTGATATGCTAAATCATTACCAGCTTGGTTCATATTACGATTAGCTCCACCAACAGAGCCAAGTAGACTGATGTCTCCTCTCTGTAGTTGACCTAAGTTATTACCTAAAGCACCAAACTGTTGACCAGTTCCTTGCATTAAACCTGCTCCTTGCATACCCATATTACCTATGCTACTGCCTAAGTTAGATAAAGCAGAGCCTCCAGCTTGTCCATAATTAGCCAATGTAGAACCTAAACCACTCATAGCACCTCCTGCGGAAGCACCTATGTTACCTAACGTTGAACCTAGATTACCTAGAGTCTGACCACCCATAGAACCTAGACCTGCTATACCACTAGCAAGATTTTGACCTAGATTAACCTGTTGGTTCGTCATATTAGACATCTGATTACCTAAACCAGTTTGAGCTGCACCACGCATTTGACCTAAACCAGCTTGTGTTGCACCTAAGTTAGATAAAGCGTTACCCCCTGCTTGACCAAAATTAGATAATTGATTAGCATAGTTTTGACCAGCTGTAGCTTGTTGTCCTGCTAAACTTCCTAATCCACCAGCTATATTACCTAATTGACTAGCAGCTCCAGATTGTCTTCTTTGTTGATTTTCAAAATTAGTTGCAGCTTGTTGTTGTGCTGAATCAAAACCACCTCTACGTATGCCAGAAACAGCATCTATTTCGGCACCTCTTTGTGCTTCAGCTAACTCTCCAGCTTGTAGTCTAGATCTAGATCCACCAAAAGCACCACTGCCTATCTCTCTCGCTCTTCTTGCTTGATCTGCGACAGAACCTTGCTCTCTTACATCACGTAAGGTTTGTTGTACAACTTGATCTTCGAATGGATTCATATAAGCAGAAGCGGAACTAGGATCAAACTGTTGAGTCGCACCTAATGATGTTCTAGCAGCATCTTGAAGAGTACCTCTAGCAGTTAAGTCAGTACCACCTAATTGACTACCTAGTAAACCGTATGCTCCACGAGCAGCAGAAGTTGCATTACCCAACCCTGCTAGTGACATATCTGTACCAGCGCCATATAAATTTGAGGCTCTATCTGCACCAGACATTATTTCACCAGCACCTCTGTTGTATAAATCTTGAGCTTGACTAAAACCTTGGTTCTGTAATCCTTCTAAACCTCTATATCTTTGCCCTGCTTCATCGAAACCACCTAATGCTCTATCTGCACCTTGTCTTTGTAGTTGTTCTGCTTGACCATACCCTTGTAAAGCTCTGTCTGTACCTTGTCTTGCTAAACCAGCACCAGTGTCGTAACCTGCTAAAGACCTATCTACACCTTGTCTTTGTAGTTGTTGAGCTTGGTCTAAACCACCTAAACCTCTTTCTAAACCACCTTGGTAAAGATCTTGTTGTCTGTTAACATATGGCATGTAACTACCAATGGCTTGGTCTGCTAATTCAAAACTAGCTGTTTCTCTTGGGTCAAACCCTGCTATACGTTCGCCTTGATAAGTATAAGGAGTTGCTCCAGGTTGTCCTATATTTTGGAACTGATTCACCATAGATTGGTTTAAAAGTGGGAATAATCCAGGAACTCCTGCACCTCCGCCTCCTAAAAAATCTTGTATATACTGTGGAGGCAGTTGTTGATTAGTTGTTGTTGAAGTTTCAGCCATTATGCCATCCTTTCGAAGTTATTCATCATTTTATACATTTTATCTGCACCGTTTTGTATGCTGCCATTACCTGCTCCACGAACAGCATCAGCAGTCATTACGAATTCATTATTAGAGAGTTTAGCGTTTACTAGGTCTTCTTTCTCTCCTCCTGGACCTTGTACGTATCCACCACCCATAAACATTGGTCTGTCAACACCTACTACACCACCTGTTTGTTGTGTACGCAAATCTTGTCCTAAACCACCATCTTGAGCATACACAGGTTGCTGGAATGTAGGGAAAGGAGAATTTAAACTAGCCAGTTGAGGAGCAGAAATACCAGATGCTCTCTTAGCGTTACCTCCTATCATGTCTAGTAACTCACTTCCTTTAGTGATACGTTCCATAGCTGTTTCGTAACCTGGACCAGAAGATGATGCTAAAGTGTTTTGAGGTGCATTCGCATTGCTACCTTGTACACCAGTATTTTGACCACCAGTATTTTGACCACCAGTACTAACATTTTGTTGTTGTTGTGCGCTTGAGGTTAATGAAGTTGGACCAGCTGATCCTGGTAGACTACCAATACCTGTTCCTTGTACTCCTTGAGCATTAATATTTGGACCAGATCTCAGATTAGAAGTTAGATAAGGGCTAGTTGCTCCTCCACTATAACTTCCGTCTTCTTGGTTTATACCAACAGCAGCTTCAAAACCTGTTTGGACTGCCCATTTTTCTAAAGGGTTTAAAGAAGCATACGAAGATGTCCCACTTGACACTAATCCTGGACCAAACGACGAAGACACACTTCCTAAGTTACTTATTATAGTTGGGTCTGTGATTCCTATTTTTAAAGCAGCATCTACTGCTGGTAGCCCACTTGATGCCATCTCTGCTTGAACTAATTTAGCTTGTTCTGCAGTTAGACCAGCACTTTGAAAACTAGCTGTTCCACCTAAACCTAAACTTCGAGCAGCACCTGAGCCTGCATTTTGGAAAAATCCTGTTATACCTGTTTGACCAGCAGCCATAGGAGTCCAGTTAGCACCACTAAAGAATGCACCTACACCTTCACCCATTCCACCACCAAACCAACCACCACCTGCTTGAGCTGCAGTATTAGCAGATGTACTAGCACCCCCAATTCCTGCACCCTGCAATCCTGCAGATGCACCAAAAGCTATAGCCATGTTTCTTAATATATTTTCATCAGGCTGGGCAGAAGTTTTAGTTCCTACCCCTGCACCTATCGCAGCACCAGCTGGACCAGCAATAACACCACCAATTATAGCACCTATAACTGGACCAGCTTTTTTAACTGTTTTTCTTACACTTTTCCATGTTTTCTTTAACCAACCAGCTTCGTATAAACCTGTTTCTGGGTTAACTGACATAATACCTGAGCCAACTACATATTGCTCCATAGGTATATCTTCGTTCTCATAAGCTAAACGTAAGTCTTTTCTTAAATTTGGATTTTTGGCTAACAGTTCCTCAGGAACAATTGTTTCACCTGTTGTTGTGTGTGTAAGATGGGTGTCCCCCTTACGTCCTTTGGCAGCTAGATACTCAGCAGCACCTAGTATTCCTTGTCTTGGACTCGATGTACTCGAAACTCCAGGCATAATATACTCCGATATATGTCTACATTTATATAAGCAGGTTGTCTTACTTTACCTGAAAAGCTGCAGCTATGCACTGATATCATAATCATACTTAATTATTCCCGAATAATAAATAGTATATTTAATTTAAAAAAACCCCTTTACTTTAGTAAAGGTGTATAGTATCATTGTTTTATATTAACAAGAAAGGAGAATAGATATGACAGATAGACAGAAAGGTAAAGTGTATAACTGGGAAGATAGTCTTATACCAACCACTAACGAACTTTCTAAACAAGAATGTATTCACATAATAAACGAGTTAAATAAAGTTTATGGTTGTTTAGGTAGATTAAATTTTGTTAACAGAAACCAAAATGCTGATGCTCAGAGTAATGGTTTAATTACAATACCTACTGGATGGGCAATGTGCTGGAAAGTATTACTCCACGAATATGCTCATGTATTATGTTTTGGTAAATATGGTTGGCGTGATGATGTAGAAGTACACGGTAAAGAATTCGTGACAACGTATTGCACATTACTAAAAAACTTTCACCCAACTAAACCTACATATAAAAAACTAGCCCAAAGCCTAAACGAAAAAAATATTGAGTTCCTAAGTTTTGACACACCCTTTGAGAAAAAAGCTAAACGTCGCACTGTTTCTTTAAGTAATTTTAAAGAGGATAAATTCTATGATGAGCTAACTACTACCAGAGTTGCGGTTACATCAAATGGCGCAAAACGTTACTTTACTAGAAAAACCAGAATAGACAAAATATGTTTTGTTATACTAGCGTTGAAAAAATCAGAGTTTGCTACCACACTTCCTTTAGAAAAAGTATTAAAAGTATTTAAACTTGGCTTTATTCCTGCTTGGGAAGGCAGAACAAAGTATCCAAGTTTTGTTGATGACATAAACAAAGAGATTAGAGTAGCGTTACGTTCTATGCCTAAAGTTACTATTGCAGATCTCAAGTACATAGATAAACATAAACGAGGCATAAAGTTAATTACTTAGGTGTAGGTTGGTGCTGTTATTATAATTGTAACATCACCATTAGTAGTTACTGTAACACCACCTAGTTTTGCATCTGCTTGGAATCCTTTCGGGGTTTTAGGTGTTCCAATATCCAACCAAGTGTTACCAGTATAAACCTGTAAAACTTCTATAGACGTATTCCAAACAATAGATCCTGGGTCAAAGTAAAGCGTGTCGCGTAAAGCAGTATCTATTTGTCTTGTGTTATCTGGATTAAACGAACCTATGTTTAATTCTATTACTCTCACCAACCTGTTGTATATTTCAGGTGTAACTTCTGTATTGGCTATAGGTAACCTAGTTGTCAGCAACCTGCTCATCGTCTGCCATCGCTTTTAACATCAATCCTTGTAGCACCTAATCTCCAACCAGTATCGTTATTACTTGAATTTGTATTAGTGTCATCAGATTCTAAACGTATCACAGCTTGTCTTGCTCGACCCCTTATATGTGCTTGTTGAGTTGTACTAGCTATAGCGTTAGTACTATTAGTCGTAAGAGAATCTCCAGGGAAATTTCTAGTTTTTAAAACTAAATTAACTAAACCAGATTCACCATTATTTAAAAACTTGACATCTGGTATAATTTTAGAGAGGAAAGCAAACTGTTCACCTTCACCTATGTCGAAATCACTACTTTCTATAAACACATTAGTCATAGGACTACCATCATCGTTGTACCCAAACTCATGCTGATAAAGATAATTACTAGATGTTGCTCTTGGGTAATTAACTATTCCTTCATCGAGCCACGCAGTTCTGCTTAATTGTCCATATGTCCAGATTTTGTAGACATAGTCATACATAACGTATCTATCTATTTCAAGAGAATTAGAAGAACAATAGAACCAACCTACTTCGTCAAACTTAGTATTACTGAATCCAAGTACTTTAAAAATCTGACTATCATTAAAATCATCGAAAACATAACTAAGTACATTACAAGGAACTTTTTGTACTGAACCATTATATGTGTAGAAGTTTTCCTGACCCATCCAAAAGACTCCAGGAGGTGTATTAACTGCAGCATTGGGACTAGCTAAACCTGAATCATTGTTTAATAGATTGATTCCAAAAGTATATGGTGGTCCAATAAACTGCATACTATATAAAGCAGTATCAGTCCAAATTAAAACTTCTTGTCTACTCTTAACTGCACCAACAATTAAACTTCCCTCATCTAATCTTAAATCACCAGCTGTGTTTGTGGTTAATGGTTCAAAGTCTAAAGCATTCTCTTGGTCACTAAACGCAATCAACATAGGGTCTATAACACCTGTTCTTACACCACCGACTATAGGGTCAGCACCCAGAACAATAACATGTCTATCTGTATTTGAAACTAAAGTTTGTAGACCAACAGTCGGAACTAAGTTTGCTCCAGTTTTCGTTGATAGATTAACAGCTCTTATTTGTGAGCTTGATGTAAACTCTGATTCACTCCAATAAAACACACCACCTGCACGTGGATTAATAATTAAATCTTGTCCAAAATGATCGTGGGTCCAAAGTCTCAGCTGTCCAGCTTCAGTAATAGAACTAGATGAACCCCATGTAGAGTCCCCCCAAGTGCTAACACCCCAACCAGTAGCATTAACATAGACATCTAAGCCACAATTGATTTGATATGCTCCAACCACAGTTCCTTGACCGTTGCCAGAATCACTTGAGTTTGCTGTTACAGTCACACCACTAGTGTTTTTAGCTGTAATTGTGTAAACATTGACACTAGTTACGTTAGTAATTTCATATTCTTGATTTAAAACTTCAGCAGTAATTAAACCACCTAAGGAAGCACACCCACTATACGTGACAAAATCACCAACTACAGCACCATGAGCAGTGTCGGTGACAGTAAGTAAAGAACTGCCATCAACAGCAGCAAAAGATATTTCATTATTACCTGTGGTTAAACGTATAGGTGTTATATCTGTATATGTCGTACCACCTTCCTCTATGTAGTATTTACAAGTAGTTCCTAAACCCAGGTAACGTGTTCCTGCTAGTGAGACCCATGCATGTAGAGCTCTACACGTACCAGAAAATGTTGTATCATTAACTTTACGCCATCCACCTACTTTCTGTGGTCTTCCTTTATTAAACCTTACTAAATTAACATCAAACCAACCACCTTCAGTGTCGTAAGAAGTTCCTTCTCTGTCGATTCCTGGTCTTAATTGAAATTTAGATAATGGCATGTTATACTTGACTCCAGTCTTTACCTTCAAAAAATAAAGCTTCTGCTTCTCTACGTCTAATCAGACCCTCTAAAACTTTACCTTTTGCTTTATTCCAACGTTTCATTTGATTTGGAACTTCTTCGTATTCTTTGTTGTTCAATACTTTTAGCATAGTAGAAGCTTTTAAATTAGCTGGTCCAAGATTGAAGACCCAACTTACTAAAGAATCAAATTGGTTTTGATCAAGGTCAACAGTCACATAGTCTTTGATATATCCTTCATACTCATCCATCTCATGAAGAAGTAAGTTATCTGCTTCTTCTTGGGATATACTGTCACCTTCTTTTACACCTTTAGTAGAACCATACCCTATAGTCCATACTCCAGCAGCACAAACGTAAGCTTCTAACTCACAGCCTTCAAATTTTTTGATTAATGATAAACCTTCTTGTGATATGTTCATATTTTTAGTCCTCTGTATTTGTAGTAACCGTCCTATAATAGACAACAACTTCTTTAAGTTCATTTATATACCTCTTTAATTCTTGCATATTATATGCCATTAACTCGTAATCTGGTACAGACATAGCTAAAAACACCACTTGTCCTTGGTCTTTTTCTACTCTAGCTAAAAACTCTTCTAAGTTTTTATCACTAACTACATACCAATACGGATCTTTTAAATCAATCTCTCTAGGTAGTATAGGCTGAACTATAGTTCTTTGTATAGGTTTAGCTATAACTTCTATCTGTTTACTTGGTATCAGGCTGCAACTGCAAGCCATCATCAAGACTGTCAATGTTACGACTATCTTTTTCAATGCTATCAAATACATCTTTAGTTCCTTTATTTACTCTTGGTTCAATTAATCCAGGTTTTGCTGCTGCTAATTTAGTTAGGTTATGTCGTTTAAACATATCCAAGTAACGGTTCATCTCTGTCTCTATCTCTTGGTTTTTAGCCTGTATAGACAACAAACCTTTAGTTTGCAGTGCGAAATCATTTTGTAGTGATTCTATTGTAAGTTTTTGTTCTTGACTTCTTAATTCAAACGCTTGATTAAGGGCAGAAAGTTTAGAGTTTTGATTCCATAAAACAAAAGTTGATAAACCTAATACTAATATAATTCCTATAAATATTTTACTCATACGTATAAATTTCCAATGCCTTTGCTTTACCCTTAACTTTAAT